TTTCTGATGAAATTTTAGAAATTTTATAAAATTTTATAAATTTCTTTTAATTTTTATTTACATTTATTTGAAAATGTGTTATAATTTTATTGTTAAAACAAATTAAAACAAAGGAGTTAAAATGAAAAAATTAGAATTAGTTAACAGAAACGCTGAAACATTATATGAAGCTTATGGATTGTCTGAAAAAGAATTTGATTCAATAGTTGAATCTTTTTTAGAAAAAGTAGAAGAAATAAAAAATAAAAATACTTCTTCTAATGAAATTAATGAATTTTTAGAAAAAAACAAAAAAGAAGCAATAATTGCTTTTGTTGTAAATTCAGATCCAAGAGCAATTGGACTTCTTGCAAAAGTTTTAGAAGAAACAGAAGAAATTAAAGTGGAAAATGTTATTGATTTAATAGAAGTTCTAGATTGTTTAAAATTAGAAGATGCATTGAGTTATATGGTTAAAACACAAATAGTTGACAAAATAATGTCAATAGCAGATAAAGACCAAGAGTAAAACTCTTGGTTTTCTGGGAGTAAAAGATGATTAAAAAAATTCTAGAAGAAATTAAAAAAACAGATTATATTGAATTAGAATTCAATGATTGGAAAATTTATTCATCTAAACATTCGCTTGAAAGAAATCTTCAAAGATTTAATTTATCTTATGATAAATTTGAATCACTTCTAAAAAAAATTATAATATTTTTTGATTCTTGCAAAAAATGCATTGATGGTGAATATCTTGTCTATTCTAAAAAATTAGAACAAGGATTAATAATTGATTTATTCAAAAATGATAAAAAAATAAAAATTATTACAATTCTTCCACCTAAAAGACAAATTTTAGCAGACAATAAAACTCAAAAAATTTACATTGAAAGCATTTCAGAAAAATTTAATTTGTATGACAAAAATTTAAATGAGTATGCATTGTTAAATCCAGACATATTTTTAATTGATAAAGAAAACAATCACATTGATATTGAGATGCCAATTTTAATTTTGGAAGATTCAAAAATTATATAAAAGGAGTTAAAATGTTTTCTTTAGAAGTAAGAGAAGCTTTCAAAAATGCAATCAAAGAATATACAAAAATTGTTTTAATAGAAGGTGATCCACAAGGAATATTCAAAGATTATAATTTAAATGATTTAAAAGAAGAATATATTGACAAATTTTATTCAGATGGTCTTAGTAAATGCAAAAATAAAAGAACAGTAAGAAAAATCGCAAAAGAAGTTGTAGAAGAACTTTTAAAACAAACAATTGATGAAATTCAAAGGAGTAAAAATGCTTGAAAAATCAATTCCTTATTTTAAAAAATTAAATGGAATTTCGAATTCTGTAATAATAACATATCCAAACACAATTTTGTCTGCCGACCAAACAGTATTGGCAAACATTAATTTAGAAGAAATAGGTGAAGAAGAGTTTGAAAAATTTGGTATTTATAATCTTGCACAATTTTTAAATATTGTGAATTTTATGGGAGATGTTCAAATAGAAAAAGAAGACAATAAATTAATTATCAAAAATGACAATCAAAAACAAATTTATGAAACAACTAATATACTTTTATTAAAAAATGTTTCTGTAAAACCTGAAATATTTCAAAGAGTAAAATCAGTTGAAAGTTGTTTGAAGTTTGATTTAAATGAAGATGATATAAAGCATATTAAAAAAATATCTGGCATTTTAAATCACCAACATGTTATTATAGACAATGAAAAAATTACAGTAACGACTTTGGATGCAAACAATAATTATCAAAATCCTTATATTTATAAAAAAGACATAATGACAAATGAAACAGCTAGATTTGTTTTTGATATTATGAATTTCAACAAAATTCCAGAAGGAAATTATGAATTTCATATTAAAAGAAATCCGAAAACTAAAAATCCAATTGCATATTTGAATAATATTGAAGAACCATTTGAATTAATTATTGCAATTTCAAAAGAAATTTAAAATTAATTTATTTTTAGTTTATTTTTTTTCAAAAATATGTTATAATTATATTGACCTAAGCAAGTCATTAAACTGCTTTAAAAATAAATCAAAGGAGTAAAAATGGGACTTTTTGACCTAAACACATTGACAGGACAACTTTCAAACATTTTTGAGAAAAAATCTCAAAAATTTAGTGATGATAGAGAATGGAATTTGACAGTAGATGAATCTGGAAATGGAAGTGCAATTATTAGATTTCTTCCACAAAAAGACATTACTCAACCACCTATTGTTCAATTTTATGAACATTATATCAGATTCAAAGATAAAACAGGAAAAGTTAAATATTATAGAGCAAAATCGCCACAGACAATTGGAAAACCATGTCCAGTAACAGATATTTATTATGAATTAATTGCTATTGGTACAGAAGAAGCAAAAGAATTTGCAAAAAAAATCAGCAGAAAAACTAAATTTGCAAGCAATATTCTTGTAATTAAAGACAATGGAAATCCAGAAAACAATAAAAAAGTATTTTATTATATTTATGGTGTTAAAATTCTTGATAAAATTAAAATGGCAATTGAGCCACCTGAAGAATTAAGAGATGCAGGCATTGAACCTATTAATGTATTTGATCCAATTGAAGGAGCTAATTTTATTTTAATCAGAACACAAAAATCAAAAAATGATTTTCCAAATTATGATTCAAGCAAATTTGATAATCCAAGTGCACTATTTAAAGATATAGAAACGGCTAAAAAATTTATTCAAGAAAAATGTTATGATTTGAATGATATTATTCTCAATGAAAATACATTTCAAACATACGAAGAATTGCTTGTAAAATTTAAAAAAGCAATTGCTGGGACAGAACTTGAAGAATTTTTGTTGAAAAATGGTTCAGAAATTATTACAGAGCCATATGATTCACCTGACAATCCGAATAAAAAACTTTTCAAAAAAATGGTAAAAGCGCAAGATTATACACAAAATTATAAAGAAGAATCTAAAACAGTTGAACCTGAAACAAAAGTAGAATCAAAAGTAAAAACAACTGATGATTCTGATGAATTTCCATTTGACATTGATGAACCAAATGAACCAAAATCAAATAAAACAGAAACAAATGTAGAATCAGTTGATGATTTAGATGACATTGATGCTTTATTAGCAGATCTTTGAGACCTTTCGGTCTCTCAAGGAGTTAAAATAAGGAGTTAAAATGATAGTAGTTGATTTTTCACATTTAGCTCATAGAAATTTATATACTGCGATTTCTTTGGCTAAACCTAAAAAAATAAATGATAAATATGAAGATTCATTTATGAATATGTTTTATCATTTGATGTTAAATTCATTGAGACATATACAAAGAAAATTTCCTGGACATGAAATTGTATTAGCAATTGATTCAAGAAAAAACTGGAGAAAAGAAATTTATCCTGAATATAAAGAACATCGAAAAAATGCACGAAATGAATCTGATATAGATTTTGATTTATATTTTAAAAAATTAGAAGCATTTATTAATATTTTAGACAAATGCTTTCCATATAAAGTAATTAAAGTTGAAAATGTTGAAGCTGATGACATTATTGCAGTTATTGCAAAAAATTACAATAATGTAATTATAGTTACTTCAGATAAAGATTTAAAACAATGTTTGTTATATAATGCAAGAATGTACGATCCTATAAAACAAACTGAAATTAAAATGTCAAAAGAAGAATTACAATTGTTTAAACAATTACATATACTTTTAGGAGACAGTTCAGACAATATTCCAAACGTAATGAAAGGACTTGAATATACAAAAGAATTTATTCAATTTCTTAATTCAAACAATATTTTTGAATTTGATCCAGGAAAATTGGAATCTTTAGAAATTTTTGAAAAATTAAAAAAAGATTTTGAAGAAAAATATCCAGAAAAAGAAATTTATAAAAAAACCAGATTTGGAGAAAAAACTGCATTAAAATTTATCAAAGAAAACAAATTTGAAGAATATAAAAACAATTCTAAATTCATGAAAAATTTTGAAAGAAATCAAAAATTGATTGATTTTGAATATATTCCAAAAGAAATTGAAAATAAAATTCTTGAAGAATTTAAATCAAAAGAAAATCATTATAATGGAGCTTGTATACAAAAATTTTTAATTAAATTTAATTTAAATGAACAATTTAGAAATATGAATGATTTCTTTTTACAATCAAAAATAAAAGAAAATTTTGAGTGGTAAGGATTTAAAATGAAACTAAATGAAATTGAAAAATATTATTTTCTTAGAACTAATATTTCTGATTTACCACCTAAAATAAAAGAAGATGATGTTGCAATATGTTGTCCAATCTGTAGAGAAGGCAAAAGTTGGAATAGAAAACAAAGATTGCATTATTATTGGGATGATTATTTAAAAAAACCAAATGTAAAATGTTTTAATTGTGGATTTTCTGGATCACTTAAAACATACTTAAAAGCAGTAAATCCTTCACTTTATGAAGAATATATGATTGAAGCAAGAAAAGAATATTTAGAAAAATTAAAAAATAAAAACAAAACAGAAAATAAAAAAGAAAAAAAATTCATTTTATTTGAAATACCAGAAGAATTTAAAAAAATTGATGGAACAAAAGCTGAAAAATATTTACAAAAAAGAGGATTAATAAAATTTAAAGATTTATTTTTTTATTGTGATAAAAATATTACAATAAATGACAAACAAATAATGACTAAAGATTCAATTATTATTCCTTTTTTAAAAAATGACAAAATGTATGGATTTCAATCAAGAAAAATTGAAGAAAAGAAATTCTATACTTATTTGCCAAATCATGGATTAAAAGTATGGAATATTTTCAATGTTGATTGGAATAAATCAGTATTCATATTTGAGAGCGTTTTTGACGCTCTCAGTAGTGGATTGCCTTTAAATAGAATAGTTGCTAATTTAGGAATAACTTTTCCACAAGATTTGTTAGATAAATTAAAATATCCAATTTTTTGTTTGGACAATCAAAATTTTGATGAAGCATCTAGAATGCAAAGTCTTAAATATATTGATAATTATCATGTTTTTATTTGGCCTAAAATATATGAAGGCGAAAGCGTTTTTGCTAAAGATTTTAATGAATTAATCCAAAATGGCTGGTCAAAGGAAATGATTAAAAATATGATTTTAAATAATATATACAAAGGCTTCAAAGGAAAATTAAAATTAAAATTAATATAAAAGGAGTGAAAATGAGTTGTTTTATTAACATTAATAACAAATGGATTAATTTAAAAAATGTTTCTACGATAATTTTTGATGAAAAAGAAAATTTAATTTATTTTAATTTTTCTAATTCTATAAAAATAATAAATAAAGAAACAAGTGATTTTTATGAAGCAAAATTTAATAATAAAAATGATTATGAAAACACAAAAGAAAATATTTTGAGAAACAAATATGTAAAAAATCATTTTTTAATGCATAAATCACAAAATGAAATTGTAAACAAAGAAAAAATAAATACTATTACTATAGATAAAAACAAAATTATTTTCAATTTGTCACATTCAATTGAAATTGAAGACAGAATAACAAAAAAGAGAAAAAAAATTTCAAAATTTGTCTACTGGAAATTTGGTGATGAAGATGAAGCTAAAAATGTATTTGCTTCAATAAGTTTCAAATTTATAAAAACATGCAAAGGAGAATAAAATGAAAAAACAAATTGACATTGAAAAAATCAAAGAATACGCTAAAAGAATTATTGCTCTTGAATTAGAAATTAAATCTATTAAAGAAGACATCAAAGAAATTAAAAAAGAAGCAAAAGATGAAAATATTCCAGTTTCCGAAATAGAAAAAGCAATTAGAGAAATTAAAAAAGAACTCAAAGAACAATATAAAGACAATAATATTGTAAAAGATATTGAAGAAGTAATTAAAGAAGATGTAGAATTATTAAATTCAATTTCTTCTCTTATTTAATTGGGACCTCTCTGGAGGTCCCTGATGCATTTTAATATTTTTGATATAGTTTTATATATCAAAATATTAAAGTGTATCAGATTTCATCTCTGATGAAATTTTAGAAATTATTAGATTTGATTTAATTTTTTATTTACATTCATCTAAAAATGTATTATAATTTTATTGTTAAAAACAAATTAAAAGGAGTTAAAATGACTAATCTTATCAAATTAGTAAACTTGTTGAATAAATTGAGAGAAAAAAAAGATTCTCTTAAAATAGAACTTGAAGTTATTAAAACTAATGAATATACAAAATGGAAAGAAGAAAATCCAAAAGACAGAACAGCAATGGATAAAGTTCTTGCTCAATTAAAAGAGCAAAATGAAGTATGGAAAAATCTTGAAGAACAATATAATTATATTTCTTCAAAATATTCTAAAATCAAAACAATTTATGATACAGTTCAGTCAATGATGAATTCTCAATATTATTCTAAAGAAGAAATTGAACTTTTCATTTCTTCTCTTTTGAAAGGAGAATAAATGAAATTTTCTCCTTATTCCTTCTCAAAAGCTTCTACATTCTATCAATGCCCTTACAAATTCAAACTCAAATATATAGATAAAATCAAAATCCCTTTTGAAACAAATATTGCTTTAGAAAAAGGAAAATACATACATTCACTTATTGAACATGACATTAAAAATGAAAAATTGAAAGATTTTAAATTTGAAATAGCATCTGAAAAAGATGTTCAAAATTTTAATCAAATTTTCAATAATTTGCAAATAAATCCTCTTTATAATTATTTCAAATCTAAAAATGGATTTACAGAATTAGGATTTTCTCTTAAAATACAAGACAAAAAAATAATTCCAGGAAAATATGACAGTGATTCATTAATAAGGGGATATATTGATTATTTATTTATTGAAGATAATAAAGCAATTATCATAGACTGGAAAACTGGAAAATACAAAGAAGACATAAATGAAATGCAAGTAATTATTTATTCTGTCTGGGCATTTTTAAATTTTAATATTGATATTGTTGAAACATATTTTTTCTTTGTTGAACATTCTAAGTATGTCAAAAAAACATTTAAAAAAGAACAATTAAATGAATTGCTTAAAAAAATTTTATTATATTTAAGAAAAATAGAAAAATGTAATAATTTTGATAAAAACATAAGTCCTTTATGCAATTATTGTGAATTTAAAAAATTTGGTTATTGCGATGGTAAAGAAAATTTTGACAAATTTAATGTAAATTTATAAAAATTGACAAATTTCTTTTAATTTTTGTTTACATTTTCTTGAAAACATGTTATAATTATATTGTAAATAAAAAAAAATGAAAAGGAGTTAAAATGTATTTAGAAAAAATATTCAAAAATGCAAAAGAAATAATAAATAAATCAGATGATGAAGCTATTTTGAATTATTTCACAGCATTACATGCTATTATATTTATTGAAAAAGCATGTGATAAAATGATTTGCAAAAACTGCAAATATTATAATGGTTCATCTTGTGAAAAACTTGGAATTGAAACTGATAAAAATTTTGGTTGTAATAAATTTGAAGAAAAATAAAAAGGAGTTAAAATGGGAATTTTAGATAAATATCTTGAAGAAGCTAAAAGAAAAATAGAAGAACAAAAAACAGGTGGAGTAATAGAGAATATTATTATTCTAAAAAAAGATGTTTCTGTACCAACTACAAGAGAAGAATTCAATGATCTTCTCAAAAAAGGTTTAGCTGAGGATATTTGGAATGCTGAACCTGTAGGAGACGAATGGGTAATATCAGGAGCAGAAACAGGTAAAAGATATTTCTTTCCTGACAAAAAAGATGGTGCTGTTGGTGAAGATGAAAAAGGAAATAAATACATTCTTAAAAAAGTCACATTATCTGGTTATTCAAAAGGTAATGGGTTTGGATATGCTGTTATTTAAAAATGTTAAAATCAATGTAAAGATATGAGATATGAATCTAATTAAAAAAGGAGTTAAAATGACTAGAAAACAATTATTAAATTATATGCTCAATGAAGGATATGCTTTTAAAAATTATTCAGGAAAAACAAATCCTATTGTTTTTAAAATATTTGGAAATCAATATTCATCTAATCCTAGAAGGATATTTGAATATAATATGGATGATAAAGGTTGGAAACCAATTGAGAAATTTTCTATTTTTAAAAAAATTTATTTGATTATAACAAAAAAAGTACACAAACTATATTCTAAAAATAAATGAAAGGAAATACTATGAGTTTTTGTTATACAATAACTAAAGAAAAAATTATGAATATTCTCAAACATTATGAATGTGAGATCAAGGAAATAAAAGGAGATATAGATAAAGAAGAAGGATATGCAATTGTATTTAATGATGAAATTGAAATAACTATTAGATGGCATGATAAAACAAGTATTAATGTTAATGGTGAAATTTGTTTTGATTATGAAAGAGTTTATAAAGAATTAGATAAATATTTTGATAGAAAAGAAAATAAATCAGAATATTGTAGTAAGCCTAGTTGGGTTGAATATAGACCACCAAGAATGGTTGGACCATATGGATATTCTGAAAGATATATTGATAAAAAAACGAAAAAAGAATACACGAAAGAAGAAATGCAAAAAATATTAGACAAAAAATATGGATATGGAAGATATAGACTATGCTGATATTTTTGATAATAAATTTTATATAAAATTTAACAAATTTCTTTTAATTTTTATTTACATTTATTTGAAAATGTATTATAATTTGCTATATAACTACAAAGGAGTTAAAATGAGTTATTTTGATGGTATCAAAGTAGGAGACAAAGTTTATAGTGTAGAATTTGGATATGGAGAAGTGACAAATATAGATAAATTTAGGGGTGTTATATATGTTTTTTTTAATTCTTTATTTAAAGAAAAAAATATAAGCAATACTGAAAAATATGATTTTGATGGTAAAAGATTTATAAAAGTTGATCTTCTCAAAAAAGCTAACAATCAAACATTGTTCTGGGATGAAATCAAATTTGAAATATCAGAAAAGCCTAAAATTAAATTAAGAGAAAATGGTTATATAATTTTTATCCAAGATAATAATGTAGTCACTACAACAAGTAATGATAAAAGATATACAAAAAGTGGTCTATCAAGAAGTGATAGAGAAACAGCAGAAGAAGCTCTTAAAGCTATTAAAAAATTTACAAAATTGTTAGCTTTAAGAGACCAAGAGTGTGAGAATAGTAGAGGTTATGAATTTATAAAAGGCAAAGAAAATTATTTCATATATTTTGATTATTCAAAACATAAAAAATGGTTTGTTGATGTATTTTATCATACATTTTATCCAGATAAAGTTTATTTTAAAACTGAAAAAGATGCACAAAAAATCTGTGATATTCTCAATAGTGATAAATTTGAATTAGAAGGAGAATAAAAATGTATAAAACAAGATTTTTTATTATTAGATTTTTAGAGAATAACAAGTTTTATAATGGAGAAGAATACACTGGAGATATAGAAGAGATTTCAACTGTTTTTGTAGATTATGCAAAAAAATATAATGACAGAGAAGATATACTAGAAGAATTTAATACACAAAATATTTGGTTTGAAATTGTTGAAATATGGAAGGAAAATTAAATGAATAAGATTAAAGTAGGTGATTATGTAGAAGTTGTTTTGGATTGTGAAAAAATAGATGACGCTTTACAAAATCCTTTTAATCCAGCTATACACAAAAGCTGGTTAAAAGAGATAAGTAAACATAATCATAAGCAAGGAAAAATAATCGAAACTGATGAAGATGGAGATTATTTTTTACTTGATTTTTCAGATGCTTTTTTCCATAAAAGTATGTTAGTAAAAATTGAAAAGGTAGATTCCTATCTTTGAAATAAAAATAAAGGAAAATAAATGACAAGAGAAGAAGCTAAAAATAAATTTGAGAATGTTGCTTTTGATTGTAACAGAAATGATAAAGAAAAAGTTTTATTATTAAGAAATGCAGAAAATATTGTTGATATTATTTTTGATGATTTTGAAAGTAAAGTTTGTGAAAATTGTTCTAAATTTAAAGATGGTAACTGTAGAATTTTTCAAGGTGCTAAATGTAAATGCACCTTATACGTAATTACAGAAGACAATTTCTGTTGTAATATGTTTGAAAGGAAAGAAGATGAGAGAAATTAAATTCAAAGCAATCATAATAGGAAATGAGACAATAATTACTCCTCCTATTGATTGGACAGATTTTGAAAACAAAACATGTGGATGGACTACATACCATGAAGGAACAGGTGAATTTGAAGAACATGAAGCATATTATGAAAGATTATTACAATATACTGGACATAAAGATATCAATAAAAAAGAAATTTATGAAGGTGATATATTAAAAAGAAAAGTCATTTATGAAGATCCATTCACAAATGAAAAAAATGAAATAATTGAAATGGGATATGTAAAATATATAGAAAATGATTGTTGTTTTAAAGTAATAGATGAAAAAAATGGAACATTACATTCAATTAAAAATAATTTTAAAATAATAGGAAACATTTATGAAGATTACAAATAATCAGAACTTTTATGCAGTTCTGATTAAAATTATACTTCTGAAGAATGTTAAATTTTATTGATTTTATACTTCTAAAGAATACTAAATCAAATATTTCTTCTACATAATCTTAATTCAAAGATGAATCCTGATGCATTTTAATATTCCTGATATATAAAACTATATCAAAAATATTAAAATGTATCAGAGACCTCCAGAGAGGCTCTAACAAATATATTTTATATTCCCACAGTCAAATATTATATTATAATCATTATTTAAAACGTTTTCTAATTCTGTTTTGTTTTCATCAAATTTTTCTAATATATTTTTTAATTTATGTTTTTGAAACATCTGCCTTGGAAATAAAACATTATTCTTAATATAAAAATAATTTGGACCAGATATTGATTCTTTTTTCATTAATTTTTCATATACATTATTTTTAGAAAATGTCCATCTTCTATTGCCATATGAAACAATTTTATTTATATTATATTTCTCTTTAAAGTATTTTAATAATTTACTGAATGCTCCTCTGACTATTGTGTATTTTTTACTTGCGAATCTATATAATTCAAATTCATCTTTTTTAAATCTTGATTTTCCAAAAGTCATTACTGAAACTAATTCATTATTATAATATAATCCTATTTTATATTTACTTGGAATATATCCTTGCAAATGATTTTCTTCTAGAAAATTTTTAATTTCTTTTAATGTAACTTCTTTGATTATACAATCTCTTGCATTTATCTTATTTATAAAAGATGCTTTCATTTTAATAGCTATCTTAGATTTCCAAATGTCTTTTTTAATATGATTTGTCCATTCATTCTCCCAAATATGAAATAAATGAATTCCTTTTTCTTCACATGCTTCTGTTTTTTCTAAATGATAATATTTATCAATATTTTCAATATTATTTTTTCCAAAACTATGAAAGTACAATCCATCAAATTCTATAGCAAAATTGTATTCAGGAATGTAAATATCCAATTCATATGGAGATATGATTTTTCTTACATTTGTTTGAATTTCTCCATTATAAAAAGATTTTATATATTCTATTATTTCTCTTTCATATTTTGATGAACCACCATTAGAAAAATAATATGGAATCTCAATGTTGAAATATTTCCATATTTTATAAATTTCAAAATATGAAATATTAAAATCTTCACATATTTTAGAAGCATCAATCATATCTAATTTTTCATTATAATAATTTGTAATAGAAAAATAAATATGATTGTATTTTAATTGATATTTTTTTATTTTATTGTCTTTATATGATTTTATTTGTTTTTCTTGAATTTCTTTAGACTTTGCTGGATTGTCAACGCCATATTTTTCTAACCAAGTTTTTTTAATTTTTTCTTTAATAACTTCGGATTGAAATGTATATTTTGTTCCATATCTTTCTAAATTTGTTTGTTTTCTCTGTTTTAATTTGCATTCTTCATTTTTACATGTCTTTCTATATCCTATCGATTTACCAAAAAATATACATTTATTTTCACAATAAGGACATTTAGGAAATTCATCAATATCATATCTTATACAATAAGATAATTCTTTAGGAGATTCTACCCAGTAATATTTTTCTTTTAATTTATTATAAAGATTTTTATCTTTTTTTAATATTTTTGTTAAAACATTAGAAGGTTTTTGCTTTAATTCATTAATGTCTATTTGCATTACAAACCTTTTATTTTTTTATTATTATAACATATTTTTGAATTATTGTAAAATTAATTTAAAATGAAGTATTTATTTTGAAGCATTTATTTTGGAGTACTTAATTGAAGTATATTATTGAAGTATATTATTGAAGTATTTAATTAAAGTGTTTAATTGAAATAGGAGAATTTTAAAAACTCCCCGAAGGGAGAATTTAATTAAAGATTTTGAAGTTTAATTTTTGTAATCATTCCTGGAATTACTGCTTTTGTTCCAGCTACAGTCGCGATACCTTTTTGATTTCTCAATGGATTTAGGTTAACTGCATTTGCAAGATCAGTTAGTGTAATTGGCATATAGTCAGCTCTTACAAGACCTGCTTCAAAAATACCCATACCTTTTGTAACGTATAGAACTTCATCAGCTGGAACAATTGTGCTTCTTAGAACTGGCATACCATTTAGAGTACCTACAACCATAGTACCAACTGCATTAAATGCATATCCTATAGATTTGAATCCAGGTAGTCCCATAATATATGCAGTAGCTGCAGTACCAGCAACTAATGCTCCAGTTTCAGTAAGTCTACCAGCATTATCTAGAATATTAGCTTGTGCTTGTGGAATTACACTTGTCATAAATGCAAGTTTATGTTCAATTTGAGAAACTCCACTTGGTGGTGTTACGTCCCAATTTACAACACCTTGAGCATTTACATATGCTTCTTTTACAAGAGCTGCCCCAAGTACACCTACAAGTTCAGTTGTAAGATCTTTAGCAAGCATTTCTTCTGCATTTAGACCAAATCTTTTTTGAAGAGCATATTGTTTCAACATACTCATTTCAGTTCTTAGTGCAAATACTCTTGTTGATACGCTTGTTGATTTATATTCAGTAAGAATTGTCGGAATAGCGTTATCAAAATCATTACCCATAAGGTCACTGTCAAATGCACTTTGATAATCTGCAAGAATATTTACTCCACTTGCTGGCGCACTTGCGAATGTCAACGTTACAGCACCAGTATTGTAATTAATTGTTCCTGTTACACCATTTCCGATAATATTTCCTTGACCATCATCTAGACCAGTTACTGAACCATCAGAAAGTTTAACAGTAACAGTTCTTTTTGCTACAGGTGCATATTTAAGCGTAAATGCAAAATCAGTCGTACTTCCATCACCAGTTGCACCAACTTCATTTGCTACGCTAGAATCAGCTGCATTGAAAATAGCTTTTCTACCAGTTTGTGCACTTAGAAGCGTTTGTCCTACTGTATTTCCATTTCTTTGTGCTTGAGATACAACATCTTTAAAGTAAATAATACCTTGTTGTTCAGGAATTACCTGAATACTTGCAATTAGTGGACTTGGATCAACGATTGCACTAGCTACAACAACATCAAGTGCGATTTTTGGAAGAACGGCAAAATCTCCAATACCACCATTTGCTTCAAGAAATTGCATAGATTCTTCAGTTTGTTCAAGTCTTTGTACTAGACTTGCAAGTTCTTCAAGACCTACACTTCCTTTAATTTTTCCAGAAAGTGCTTTACTTTCATATGCTTCGATTTGTTTTTTATATTTTTTAAATCCAGATTCAACAATGTGTTCTAAATTTTTAGCTTCCATAAATTATCTCCTTCTATTTTATTTTTTAAAAAATTATGAAATTTATGGCATTTTGTGCTACCAATCTATTACTATTTAATATTTAAGATTATTTAATATTTCTTTAACATCATTTATTTTTACAAATTTTCCTGTTCTATCTGAAAATACATATTTATCTATTAAATAAAATCCTGTATCATAGTCATATTGAATATATTCTGCTTTGCATCCATTTTGTTCTATGTATTTATCTAATTTTTCTAATGAATCATCATAATCAATATTTAAAAATTTTTGAATTAAAACATATTTTTTTTCAAAATTTAAATTCTTAATCAAATTCATTATGTTTATTCCATAAAACATTTCAATTTCATCAAGGGTATAACCATTTTCAAATTCATATATTTCATAATAAACAGGATTAATATTTCTTTCAAATGCTTCTGGTATATAATTTTTAAATGCATCTTTTACTTCATTTAAATCACCTGCAAATTTATATGTATTTCCTTGTTCAAAAATAATTCCAACCATTTTCATTCCTTTCATTTTAGTTATTTTTAATCAAAATTAATAATTATTTCCATATTTTATACCTTTCTTACTTCTTCTTTACCATCACTTAAAACAATATTCATTTGAAGAGTATCTTCTAAATCTTTTGAATCAACATTTACTGTAAGTATTAAACTTGAAACATCATTGTTAATATCAGTTCCTACATTAATTACGTCAATATCATATCCATTTTTTAATGTAACAATTTTTGATTCAATATCTTTGTCCAATTTATCTATAAATATAGGATATTTTGTAAAATATCCAAACAATTGTTTAACAACTATTGCTTTTTTTTCTGGTATAATAGCAATTTGAAATTGTTTATTCAAATCAATGCTTGTATCTTTTGCTTCATATACTTTTTCAACTAATTCTAAAATCATAAATGCTCCTTTATTTATTTTTACAAATTTTGTGAAGAATATCTATAATTTCTTTTCTTTTCTTTTCTCCCCATGGTTCACATTTTTTACCACATCTGTTAAAAAAGAAATTTACTCTCTCAACTGCTTGTTTTAGATTGTCACTTGCTTTACATACAATTTCTGCTGCTTTGTCTGCTGGTGTATCTTCTGCAAATGTTCCTTTAGGTGGATGCCATTTAGGTTTTACTTTGTCAATCCATTTTTCTTCTTTAATAACTTTTTCTAATATTTCTTTAAATAGTCCCATTGTTTCTCCTTTTGATTCTCCAAGTTTTATTTTATTGTCAAGAATATATGCTAAATCATCATAATGTTCTTGTTCATCTGCCATTAATTCTCTGAAAAATTCTTCCATCTCAATGTCTTGATGATCTCTAGCAAATTTAATCATATCTCTATAATCATCTCTTGCATGTATTTCAAGTGATTGAATAAATGCTACACAAGAATTTAGATCTTTAGGAATATAATTAATAACATTTTCATCAAGACATTGAATATTTAATTTATCTCCAAATCCATGAAGATAAGCATAATGAAGAAGCTCAGTATAATGTCCAAATTCTTCTTTACCATGCTCTTTTAATTCTTCTATAACTTTAGCAGCACCAAATCCTGTCAATTGTTCTGCTATTTTAAAATATCCTATTGCTGATGAAAGTTCATCAAATATAAATTTGTTAAATCTTTCTATAATATATTGTAAATCTTCTTGAGTATACATTTGAATCCTTTATCTGATTATTCTTTCAATTCTTTCAAGAACTTCATTTTTTTCTTTAGCTTCTTTTATGTCAAAATAATTAGCTTTTGGTTTTTCATTTCTTTTAATTATTTTAAGTTTTTCAATTGCTTCATCAAACTCATATTGTTCTAAATATGTCCTTGCTTTTTCTTCAGAAATTTTAAATTTTTCTATAATATATTTAATTTGCAATTTTTTGAATTTTTCATCTATTTCTTTATATTTTTTTAATTCTTTTTTTTCTTTATATAATTCTTCTTTTAATTCAATATTTTGCTCTTTTATTTCATTTAATTCATTTAATTTTTCTTCTAATTCTTTATATTTATTTTCTAAATCTTCTATTAGATAATTTTTTTCTTCCAATTCTTCTTTTAGATGTTTTATTTCATTTTTTGATTCATTTAATTTTTCTTTTTCTAGTTTTTCAATTATTTTATTTTTTTCATTTAATTTTTCTTTAAATTCATTTAATTCTTTTTCTTTCAATTGTAATTCTTCTTTTAGATGTTTTATTTCATTTTTTGATTCATTTAATTTTTCTTCTGCTTGAATTAATTGTGAACTTAATGATTGTACAGATTTTTGAAACATTTTCTTTAATTCTTCGTTATCTTTAAAATATTTATCAATTTCTGCTTTATATTGTGCAATTAAATCAGACAATCCATCAATTGTATCAGCATAAAAATAAAATAATAGATTTTCATTTGTTTCTTTTGTTTCTTTATCATCTTTATTTAAAAATTTTTCCATTCTTTCAATTATTTTTTTAATTGAATCATCTATCATTTCATCTTTTTTAAGTTTTTCAATAATTGATTTAACAGTAGAAATATCAGAATTTTCAAATTTATTGTCTTTATCTAGTATAGTAATTAATTCATTAAATTCTTCTTTATATTTTTCATTGAATTTTAATAATTTAGAAAGAACTTCTACAAATGAAATAAATATTTTTTTGAAAGAATCATCTGAATCATTAGAATTATTTAAATCACTTTGTAAATTAATCAATTGTTCTTTTAATTTTTTATTTTCTTCAGAAAGAATTTTAATTACTTTTTTATAATCATTTAGTGTAAATGTTTCTTTTTTATCTTCTTTAATATCATCAAACAAATCACAAATACCACCTTTACAATTGTATTCTTTTGCTTTTTCTTTTAAATATTCAATATCTTCTTTAAGACTTTCAGACAATTTAATATCAGAAATTCTTGCAGATTTAATTCCTGGAATAGATACAATGTCTAATGTAACCAGTTTAAAATCATTTTCATTTATTACTGGAAATTTTTTTCCTTTATATTCTACAAATTCTTCTTTAAAACTTCCATATGCTCTAGTAGAAACAGCAGGTTTTGCACCTGCTGCCAAAAGAGCTTTTAATGTTCTTCCTGCTTTTGTATCTAAAATATAAAAAGTAGCTTCATAAACTCCTGAATCTGGAGTAATTTCTTTATATTTAATATCTTTTAAAAGATGTGAAGCCAATTCTTCTCTAATCATATCATCATATGTCATTTCTTTTTCTGGATGAGAAAGCATTCCTACAACCATATTATGTTCAAATGCTTCTTTAAAAGAAGGATCTTTTTTGAGAGCATTTTCCCATGCTTTTTTTGTATAAAGTCTTCCATTTCTTGAAATTCCAAAAGGAATACCAGCACCAAAAGCATGTTTGACTTTAAATACTCCAAGAACACCTTTAGGAACTTCTCCTAAATCTCCTATACTGCCATCTGCTTCTGTAATTTCTTGATATTCAATAGAATAATTCTCAAAAGAATCATATAATCTTTGAAGTTTATTCATCTTCTTCCCTTTTATATTTTTTTAATAATTCAATAAATTTATCATATTTATTTTCATAATTGTTTATTAATTCAAAATCCTCTTTTAATGTTTCATCTTTATCATTTGAAAGTCCATTCATTTGTCTTACTTCATAAACAAATGCTTTTTCATCTATAAAAAATATAAAAATATCTAATAATTCTAAAAGTATTTCATAATTTATTTTTCCAGAAATATATGCCTTCAAAAGTTCAACTTCTATTTTATATGCATCATCTAAAAATTTAAAAAATATTTCAAGAAATTCTTCAAGAGCTTCTAAATCTCTCTCAAAATATTGTAATTCTAAAATAAGATGAGTTTTAATATTATTAAGACCCAATAAAGCATTTGAAACAGAATCTATACTTATATTTATATCAGTATTTAAATCTAAAGATTCTCTTTTCAATCCTAATCCTAAATCATTTCTTGTTAAATGTGTAGCAAGAAAATTTCCTAAATTTCTATGAAATCTTTTTCCTTGAACTGATTGATGCCATTTATTTATCGCTTTTTTCATTTTAAAAGCATTTGTTCTCCAAAAATTTTTCATTTGAAGAGATTTTTTTCTATTTTTAATATTTTTTGTTATAAGTTGAAGATTATTTCTTATAATATTTTCATTTAATTCAAGTGCATCATAATATAATTCATCAATTTTTTCTTTAAATTTCATCATTTTTCTCCTCTTCTTTATATTCAAATAAATTGAATCCCATTACATTTTTAAATTGAGTATTCATATAATCAACAAATTCTTTTTCATTTACTTCTATATGTTCTTTTTCTTTAAGTTGTTCAACAAAATTATTTAAATTATCAAAACTTGCAACTAAAATATCAGCCAATTCTATTTTTTGAAGTGAATCATAATCAAGTGTGTTTGTCCAAGAAATCTCTATATTATTATGATATATATCTGTAAATCCAAGATTTTGCAAATGCGTTACATAAATTTGTTTTAATCCTTCTGCAACAGCATCTTGTATCATTTTGAGTTTTTTAGTATACATATTATAAGATTTAATAATGTCTGATTTTAATATGTCATTTTCTTGAGAAATCAAAGAAGTTGGAATTCCTAATGTTTTAAGAGCTAAAACCCTTAAATCTTCTATTTTGTTTTGAATGTCATCAAAATCTTTTAATTCACCGATATCTTGTGATTCTAAACTTCCTTTATCATTCCATACTGGAATAACTTTAATAGAACCAAGTTTGTTTTGTAATTCTTTAAGCATATCTTCTGGATCTGAAAAATTACCAGCATTCATTGCTTTGTCTATCATTTTTTGATAAACTTTTGCTATTTCAAGCGCTTCAGCAGGTTTTGTTCCTGCTGGAATTGAAATACCAACAATTTTAGTTTGTTGAAGTTGTTTAATCATTCCAATAGGCATTAATTCTTCTAAAAATTTAAGTTCTTTTAAAAGACCAAAAATAGGATACAATATAGATTGTCCCATTCTAACATACAAAACTTTGTCTGACAATCCATTTATTTTTACTTTAATTCTATTACTTGGTAAATGAAAATAAGCATATTCTGTATTAGGAACAGATATTAATTTTTGTTTATTTGGATCATATTTAAGAAAATAAGAAACAGTACTGTCTCTAAATACCGGAATTATTTTTGTAATATCCACATCATCATGAATATTAATAACGCCTTTAATTTCAGAATCATAAGAATTTGTATCTAATCTTAAAAATGTTTCACCATAATATAAAATATCAGGAGAAATATCAAGAACAATTTTTTTAAGATTCATCTCTTGAGTAAATTCTTGTAAAATTTCTGTCAATGATTCATCATATTTTCCATTTATATTTACAAAAGGTTTAAAAAAGTCTTGATCTATTGTAGGAGTAAATGCATCTTCAATTATTCTATTTACAATTAATTGTGAAAGATAAAATTCTTTAATGTCATCTATTTCTTTTATTAATTCATCTTTAGATTTTGAAATATTAAAAAAATTTAATATCAAAAATTTATTTACTGTATTTGAATTTCTATATACTTCTGGCATATTTATCACAGGTTGTTGTGTAGCTTGACCTATACTAGTTTGCTGTAAAGCTTTCTCCATATTTTTTTTAAAGATTTTAGAAAAAAATCCACTAAATATCATTTATACCCCTTAATTCATTTATAAGTTTAGAATCTGTATCTTTTAACATTAATGTAATATCATCACCATATATATCTTGTAAATCAATTATTTGCTCTAATTCTTTTAAATAATTTTTTTCATAAAATTGATTATATTCAATTGTCAATAAAGCATTATATGCTTGACATACGGCATCAGCAATATCTTTACTTCCTTTTGTTCCATCAGGAAATGTTTCAGGATGGTCTATTTTTTTAACATCTTCTTTTAAAAATATCAATTCTTTTTGAAGAATTTCATTTCTAGGAAGTATTATTGATTTTTCATATAAAGCATTCTTAAATGCATAATAAGGTTCTTTCTTTTTATCTACTGAATGTTGAACAGCATCGAATCCAAGTTCTTGCATTATTGTGATAAAATCATATGATTGAAATGTATCAGCATATATCTTTGAAATTGTAAATCCCATATCTCTTAATTCTAAAATAAATTTTCTTATATTTGAAAATTTTAATTTTTGTCCAGACTTAGGAAATAATCCTGTAGCAAAAACTATATCTATAATTTTAGTATTATCTCTTATTTCTTTAATACATCCCATAGAAATACCAAGTCTGTCACCAGAATATGCAAGGTCTAAACCTATTGTAAACTGTTTACCTTTATATTTATTTAATATTTCATTTAATTTTTCTTCATTGAAATAATTAATCAATGGAATTTCATTGTCATATTCTATAATAGATGTACAAGGATTTTCATTTACTAGGGCTTGATTAATTACATTTTTATCTGTTATAAAAGTAGAAGCGGAAATAACTGGAATTCCTAAAATATCTCCAATTGCTTGTCTTAAATTTTGTTTAAAACTTAAATAATAATCATATGGCACTTTTTCAATTTTATCTGGATATTTATTTTTATAGAATTCTATTTCTTTTTCATTTTCCAATATTTTAGGCTCCAAATTGTATGTTCCAACGAATACATAAAAATATTTGTCAGAATAATTAATTTTTTCTTTTAAAACTTCAAACTGTTTGGCTCTTATTTCTAATAATGGATGAGGTATTGTATTAAATTCATTGTCTTCTGATTGTAAAGATTGCCTTACGTGTTCAATAAGAGAAATATCAGAATCAGCAGATGAAATAATAATTAAATGACCAGGAACATATTTTTTTCCTTCATTTTCTGACAAAAATCTTGAAGGAAGTCTGTTTATTGCTTCTGTAACATAGGCTAACGCTTGTTTTGGTTGAGGATGTCTATTAAGTTCGTCCATTAAAATACTAAAAACTGCTCTACCAGTCAATTTTCTTCTGTATGGTGCAACTGGAATTAAATCAACTTCATTTATAAACATCGTAGATTTTGTTTTATTGTTTAATTTACTTAAGAAAAAAGGACTGTTTCTTATTATTCCCATTATCAATGCAAAGTTTATTGTTTCTGAATTATCTTTTGTTGAATTTGAAACAATAAATTCAATTTTTGTGTTATGAGAAAGTTTATAAAATTCTTGTGGATTTTCTAAACATAAAACATGTGCTAAATCATATAAAAATATAATATTCCCAATAAATGTTTTTCCCACTCCAATTCCAGAAGAATTTATTTCTATATAATGATCTGTATAAACATTGTCTCTTATTTTATTTAATTCTGGAAATGGTGTTGGAAAAATTTTAATAAGCAAATCAAGCCAATATTTGTAAACTCCTTTTCCATTATTTGTTATTTTTCCTAAATAATAATCATTTGTCAAAAATTCTATAATATCTGGCGGTACTTCTTTATAACCGTGCTTATAAGCATATTGACTAAATATTTTTTTAATTTCTTCTCTTGATATTTTCATTTAAATCCTTTAATTCCACCATTCTAATTCTAATTTTTGAATGTTGTCAATTTCAATACTTTTTGTTTCAAATTCTATTTTAGGAATATAAAACAATCCTTTAATTATATTTTTATAAGTATTAATTGATTTCATAAAATTATCAATCTCTTTTTGTTCTTCAATTGTCATTTTTTTTGGAAAATAAATGGCATCATATACCCATATGAATCTTACTGTATGTAATTCTTTTTTTATTGAATCAGCTAAAACATTTGCTTCTATTAAATTAGCAAAAGAAGTTAAATTGTCTATAATGTCTCCATAACCAGTCAAAACTGGCTTTTTGATTATTTCTTTATGAATTCTTCTCAATTGAATAATATATGATTTTAAAAATCTAAAAATTTTAGGTTTTTCTTCTTTATATTTTTTATAATATTCATTTTGTCCTATCATAATTTTTAAAACAAATTCACTTGCAATATCCCAATTTTTTATCTCTGATACTATTAATTTTTTTAAAGAATATAAATTATCTTTAAATGTCTTTCTTGAATCAATCATCCCAACAATAATATTTAATATTTTTTTACCGATGCCATTTATTTTTTTTCCTAATTTTTCAGAAAAATATTTGTCTATTTCATTTCTATATTTTTCTTTATTTTCTAAATAATCTTTCATTGCATTGTATCTATATTCATTGTAATAATTACATATGTTTTTGATTTCAGCATATTCACTTAAAAATGTCTGACTAGATGCTTTTATATCATATTCTTCAAATCCACTCAATAAAATGTGTCTAATTTCTCTAGGAAGAAGACTCATTCCTGTTACATATCTTCCATTTGCTGCTCTTTTTAATTTTACAATATCTCTGTCTCTTTTTACAATCTCTTTTATTATGTCTTTATAAAATTTTTTAAGATTTTTAGATATTTTCATATTATCTACTATATTAAATATATATGATAGATTAATTTTTAAGTTGAGTGGATTACCATATTCTTCCCAAATTTTACCATAAAAGTAAAATCTGTCAATTTTAGGAAATGTTTTAATCCACTCAACAAACTCAGAGTAATTCTGAGCCTTTTTATTAAAAGTTCTTGCAAGTCTTACAGTATCAATTCTGTAATAATCAAAATCTTCTACTGTAAGACTTGTAATTAAATCTATCAATTCTTTTTTCATTAGATATGGATATGTATAACCATTCTCATTTTTATGTTTTTTAATTTTGTAAGTTTTTCTTACATATCCATTATCTTCATAAAAATCTACTCTACCTAGCAATTTTGCTAAATATTCATGGCCTTTAATGCCATCTTTTTCAATAGAGAAGATTCTCATTATTTCTTCTCTTAAAATCATAAAATTTATACTCATTACTTCACAGTCTACACAATTTTCAGACACAATTCTACTCATTTTTTCTTCTTTATGTCTTTTTAAATTTCTTACTAAAAATTCTACAATTCTAATTGCATAGACCTTTCCAAAAAAATCTTCTAATTTTTTAAAAAAATCACTTCTATAAATTTTGTGATTCATATCTTTAGGTACTGGAATCAAAGTTTGCATATTTTTCATATTGATAAGTGTATATTCTTCTTTATTTACTGCTTCTTTGATCTCTCTTGAAACTATTTCACTTGCTTTTTTCATTACATCTTCAAACAATTTGCTCATTATTCCTCCTTATTTGTATTTTTAATATATATAATATCGAAGACAAAATATTTATATTGTCATTATATCAAAATATTACCTTAATGTAAATGCTATCTGAAAATATATAATATAATGGAAGACCTGGAAGGAAATCAATTATCTGTCTCTGGCTCCATTATATTATATATTTTCAGATAATCATCATCTCTGATTAATTTTAATAATCAGATATATAAATATATTTAAAAATGATTTCTATTCATCAGAGACCTCCAGAGAGGTCCTGATTATTCAAATATTCTTTTTCTTTTAAGTTTTTCTTCAATTTTTTTAACTTCTTTGTTATCACCTCTTTGTTTTGCTTCTTCTAATTTTTTATACAATTTTTTAGTGTCCATTGTTTTCTCCTTTTATTTCATCAATTATGTCTTTATTTACTTCAACTGCTTTTTCTAAAAATTTTTCATCTTTAAGAATTTTTTCTACAATTTCATCTAGAGTAGTAATTTCATTTTTTTCATTTTGAATATTAAGTGCCTGTATTTGTCCTTCAATTCTATCTATATCAATTTTTTCTCTTAAGTCATTTAATGATTTGAGTAATTCTCCTCTCATTATTCTTGTTTGAGCATATAATTGAAGAAGTTTTCCTTTATCAAGTTCTTTGAGTGTTTCTTCAGAATAAATTATTGCTTCTATATCTGAAAGAAATTTTTCTAATTTTAAAATTTTATAAGAAGTAGATTTCATTAATGCAATTAAAGCTAAATCAATTTCTAAAGAAGTTTTAGAAATCGTCTTTGCCAAATCTTTGTCAGGAATGTCTTTTTCTCCTGACAATAATTTTTCTTGCTCAGATTCTAAATCTTTTGTATATTCTTTTATTTTTTTAAAATCTTCATTGTAAATCCATTCTAATTCAATAGGATTTGCATCTATTAGTTCTACTGGAATATTTTCAACATTTTCAACATTTTCAATATTTTCATTTTTTTCCATTAAATCTCCTTTGGTTCAATTACTATTACGTCTCCTTCTGGATTTTCTTCTATTTCTTTAGGAACTTCTTTTAATATTTTTACATTAAAATCGTCATAATATTCATCTTCAATGTATTTTTTAATTTTTTCTAGATCTTTTTTATCTATTTTATCATCAAAGAAAAGATATAATTTTAAATTTTTATCGTCTAAATATAATTTATACAATCCTTTAGCTGAAATATTTTTATATATAGATTTTAATTGTCCTAAAATGATTTTTTGAAGTGCTTTTGATTTTATTATTTCTTTTATCATACCCATGTTTTATCCTTTTTATTTTATAAATTAATGTTTCAAATGTTTTGGCTTTTCTTTCCATTCTGGAATATTTATTTTTTTAACTTTTATTCTTTTATTTTTGTCTAAATAATTTCTTGTTTTTTCTTTTGCTAAAAATCTGACTAATTTATACAAATGTTTTGCCAATTGAGTAATAAGCATTGGGTTTCTAATTTTAGGATAATGCGTAATAGCATAATTGATCCATTTTTTAAATTCTGGCCTGTCTGTAATTACTCCATCTCTCGTATGAAATGCATAAGCAAAATAAAACATAAAAGATGGGTCAGAACTAAACACTCTAACAGGCATTTGATACATCTTTTGGAATGTCCTTATGTTTTTTATATAAGGAAATTCTAATGCTACAATGTATGTATTTCTATAAGAAATTCCTTTTTTCTTTTTAACATGTTTTGCACCTTTAATTTTAAAATAAACTTCTATCCAAACTTTTACTCGTCCATCTTCATCTTGATAAAATTTATAATCCCATCCTAAATAAGTAGGATTTGAAACCTGTTTATATCTTTCAGAAATAGGTATTTTAAAAAAAGGTTCTTCTGTCAATTTTATTAAATCTTTTAAATTTAATTCAGGATGTGGTTCTATTTCAAATTTTAGTCTCATTTGTTTATCCTAATTTGAGATTATATTTTTTAAGGCATTTTTTTAATTTTGTTTGAATATCTTCAAATAATACAGGTTCTTTTCCGATATATCCAACTATTTCATTATTTATATCATATAAAAATGTTTGAAATTTGTCTTTGAGACACTCTGTAATAATTAATATCAATTTTTGTTCATAAGTCAATTGTTCCATTATTTATCCTTTCTATCTGAAAATATATAATAAATGGAGAGGAGAACAGTAATTGATTTCACTCTGGTCTATCCATTTATTATATATTTTCAGATAACCATCTGAAATATTCATTAAAATTTAATTAAATTTGATTTTAATCATATTTTAAAAAAGATTATCATAAATGAATCCAGAGATGATTTCTATAAAAGATATATAAAACTATATCAAAAATATTAAAATGTATCAGAGACCTCCAGAGAGGTCCTGATTAAAATATTCTTTTATCTATCCAACCTCTAAAGAATTTTTTAGCCCATTTACTTCCAGGAGTTTCTGAGTGTTCTAATAAATCTTTTTTAAGTGTTCCATTATCTTCTGCTAATGATATATAATATATTCCTTGGAAAACATTTAAAACTTTATATAATGATTTATAATATTTATAATTGTTTATTGCATTTGCAGTTTTTTCTCCTAGAATACCATCTTCTTTTAGAAGATAATTTGTATTTAATGTATTATAAGCTCTTTGAAGATTTTTTACTGCTAATTTTCCATTTCCTGTATTTACTGTAAATTCAAAAAGCTCATAAGCTATAAGTTTGTTTTTTATTAAATCGAAATGATACTTTTTGTAAAAATATTCATAATATATATTATAAACGTCTTCAAGAGTCAAATCTTCTACTTTTTTATTTATTCCTAAAATATCTAATGTATTTTGAGTTATTCCATAATTTGTTTCTCCACCTGGATCATCAGGATCATTTACATATCCACCTTCAATTCCAAGAGTTTTTTCTAAAATCCATTTAAATTTTTCATCCATCAATTATCCTTTCATTCTATTATTATTTTTAAATTATTTTCTTTTGCAAAATTTTCTATTAATTTGCATAAATCTGAATTTTTTACTTTATGATAATCTATATAAGATTTTATTATAAGTTTTTTTCCTTTGTAAAAATTATTAAACAATTTTAATTTTTTTTCAAAGTACTGCAAAATATATTTTTCATCTATTTTAAAATAATAATCATCAATATAAATTATAAAGTTTCCTTCAAGTAAAGAATCTATTTCATATACTTCATAAATAGTAAGCCTCAATAATTCTATGATTTCATTTCCAATTTTTGAAAAAATGTCTATTATATTGGTTGTTTCAATCTCATTTATAAAATCTATAAAATAATTTTCAAAATAAGAATGTAATTCTTTCCAAATATTTAAAAACTTTTTATCTAAATTTTTTTGAGAAAATAAAATATCATAGTAACAATTGAATCTATTTTTAGCTTGTTTTGTTATGTATTCTTTTATTTCATCAAGACTTGCTTTTTTGTTTTTAAATTCTAACAATTTTTGTTCTAGACAAACTAAATAATAAAACCATATATTGTATTTTAATAAAACAATTTCTTTGGCAGTATAACTAAAATTATGTCCAGGAGCATTAAAAATAAGCTCCTTAAAAATATTAGACTGTTGAAATTTAAATTTTGCTAATATTTTAGAAGATTGAATTCTAAAATCAATATTGTTTGGCTGATAATCTATATTATTTGGTAAACATTTCATTTTAGACCCCTATAATTTTGCAATTCTAATAAATCAATTATTCTTTCTATTTTATTCATAATATTGTGATTATTGTTGCCAAATTTTTTCATTTCTTCTATGATATATTCTAATTTTTCTTTTATTAATTTAATATCATATTCATTTTTAATAAAAGAAATGTCTGTATTTTTTGATAATTCAGAAAACAATTTGTTTAATTCATCAATGTCTTCTGAGTTCAATTTGTGTTTTTCTTCTAATTCATCAAGTTTGTCTTGAATTATTTTTAGAATTTTTTCAATGTCAGTATGTTCATTACTTAATTTTTTTCCATGTTTTTTCAAAAATAAATTTAAAAGTATAAGTATTCCTAAACTTGATAAAATCATAAAATCAATTTCATGTCTGGGAATATCTTCAATTATTTTTGAAACATGTGACAGTAATTTTAAAAATACCTCAGCTACCCAAGTTTCCATCTTTTTCCTCACTTGCAAATTTTTTATTGTATTCTTCAATTTGTTTATTTAAATAATCAATTACTTTTTGCATTTCTTGTCTTTGTTTATCACATTCTTTATATCTTTTAACTAACTCTTCAAATTCATCAATAGGTATTTCAACTTTTTTCATATTATTCCTTTCTATCTGAAAATATATAATATAATTGAACAGAGAAGCAAGGGAATTATTTTTATATTTTATATATTTTCAGATAATTTTTATATATTTTCAGATAATAAAATTAAAAATTTCATCAGAGATGAAATCAGAAATGATTTTTATAAAAAGATATATAAAATTATATCAAAATAGTTTTTATGTATCAGAGACCTTCAGAGAGGTTCATTTAATAATTTTATAATGTAATTCTAATTTAGGTTTTTTTGTATAATTATAATCATATGTTTGCAGTTTAGGACATTTTGACTTTATATAAACATATTTTATTTGTGGTTTACAAGCACAACTAAGGAAGAATAATGGTGTGACTGCCAATAGAATCATTGATTTCTTCATTTTTGTTCTCCATTTCTATTTGTTTCAATTCTTTTGTAAGTTTTTCTTTTTTAGATAAAAATTTATTTTCAAATGATTTGTTTTTTAATTCTTGCTCTTTTATTTTTAGTTCTACTGTAAGATTATTGATTTTTAATTTTTGCTTTTCAATAATTGAATTTTTTTGTTCAATTTTTTCTTTAAGTGAATTCATTTCAGATATGTATTTGTAATGCATATATCCAATATATCCCAAAAATCCTAAAATAATAAAAAATACCAATTTTGATTTAAAATAATTCAACAATGAAAATATATTAATTTTTAAATTTTTCAAGTTCATCAGTAATTGAAGTATTTTCATCATTTTCCTTTAATTTTATTTTTTCAATTCCTCTACTTCCTATCCAAGCAATTGGAATTCCTATTGCGATCAATTTCCACATGTCTATTAATGAAGCTTTTAAATTTATTATTCCAAGACCATCTAATATTGTAATTATCATTGTGAAAATTAAAACAGTCCAAGCCATTGTTGGTCTTGAAAAATTTCTATATATATTTAATATATTATTTAATGAATTTTTGTTCATTTTATTTTCCTAAATGCAAATTTCATTCCATTTTTAATACGTATATAGCCTCTTTTATGAATATAAATTCCATTATAATTTTTAGGAATATAATATTTTATTTCATCTGGCCATTGATTAAATTCATAATATGATACTAAATCTGTTATTTTATAACCATAATATCCAGAAATTCTATAAGGAATGAATTTAAAATAAAAATCAAAATCTATAAAAGAATATTGTTTATCATTTATATCTGTAGCAATATATTTTTTAAAATGCAATTCTCCAAATTTATAATCTTTTTTGTGTAATTCTGTCAAATATATATTATTGATTATTTCTGTAGGGATTCCTTTGTATAATTCATAATTGTGAAGAGGGTTTCTTAATATATTCCATTTAAAAAAATCTATAAAAGTTCCTCTTAATTTTTTGTTTAATAATTTAGGATGGCTCTCAAGTACTTTAGGGTCAAAATAAACACCGTCTTCATCATTACCCCAAATCTTTCTGAAAGGCTCTTTGAGATTATATGGCAAATCTTGAAATCTGTTCCACACTTGTGTTTTTTCCCTAAAAGCATACATAACAGGTGAAAGTAAGATTCCTATGAGAATTAAAAGAGATTTTTTAAGAAGTTCCATTATCATTTATGCCCTCCTCCCAAGATATGGCAAGTACATCATCCAAGGTCTGCGCTTGATTAATTTTATCAAGTAATTGCCCTTTTTTCTTCCACTGGCTTAAATAATACAGACCAACTTCAACTACAAGTTTGTTAGCATCTTCAATAGACAATAAATGGTCTTTGTTGAAATGGTCTCTCACTATCACTTCTGATTGACCGAGTTGTTGCATTAAATCAATTCCTGATTTCAACTTCATTGCGTCGAAAAAATCACAGTCCATAGTAATATCAAATGTTTTTGAATAATAACCTGCTTCTATCGTTTCTTTAAAAGAGTTTCTAATGTTTGTTTCAATCACTTTTTTAGCTTTTTCAAGTATTTTTTCATTATCCGGAATTATATTTCCATTTTCATCAAGTTTATAAAATGGATAGAATGCTTCAGGAAGTTTGTCGTCTTCTACTTCAATAATATTGTCACCTGTTATTGAATCGTCGTTTAAATACACCAATCTTTTGTCATCTGCTATTAAAAATTTCATAATCTATCCTTCTCAGTAGCTAAAAATTTAATTTGGTCTTCAGACGGTAATTTCTTAAATATTCTTAGTTGGTTTACAGCACCAAAATTTTGATAACCACCACCACGTCTCCATCCAAATATAGCAAATTTACTTGTTATGCTTGGATGATTAATTCTGCCACATCTCTGTTTTAATTCTTGTTCTTTCCCATTTATCCAGATTCTACCATAAGAATTTTTTGTGAATCTTGCTAAAATATGCACCCATTTGTTTCTATATTTTCTAAAAGGAAACCCGTATAAATCACCGTTGGCAGTGTTAAATCCTAACCAGCCTCCAGCACAAACATATATGTCATACCCGTCAAACCCGAAAGGCATAACATTGTCAATTCCGTTCCATTTAATATATGCAGAAATAGTGGCTTCTTCAGTTTCTCTGGCAGAAAAAGGTAAATCATCTATTTGTATTTGCCCCCACCAAGAAGAGTAAGCAGCATTGTTTATAAGTCCTGGTCTAAAATATACATTTCCTATTATTTTACCATTATAATTGCCACTTAAATCTGTTCCGTCTTTATCCAGAGGGTACAATGCGATACAATTGCCATCATCAAATATGTCAACTTTAGAAATTGTAGAATATGAGACAATAGTCCCTTGGTCGCCCACCCAAACCGGATAATTGTTCATTCTTTTAGTGGAAAGTTTAAAAGTTTCTCCAGTTTCATAATTATACCAAGTGATTCCAGGAATATCGTAATCATTATTAATAGTAGGGTTTTTATCAGAAACTATGTTATAAAATAAAGGGTCTATTTCAGATAAAAACTCAAGTAATTGTTTAGACAATGCAGTCTCAATAACTAGACCGGGAGCCCCTGCTTTCAATCTGTATATTTTCCATTTAGGTTTACTTTGAACTGCAATTAAATCACCTTCTATATAATCAGAAGGAATTATTTCATAATAATTATCAAAAATTCTTTTAACCATTGCCTACCTTTAATCCAAATAATTTATTTTGAATTTACCGCCCATACCGAATTTTACGGAAATAGTATTCTCTGTGAATCTTATTTCATTTTTGTCTGTGACATCTTCCCAATACTCTTTTATATTTACATTTGCATCTATACTATCAATATAAGCAATATCGTCAGAACAGCCTTTTTGCAAAGCAATCGCAAAAAATAGATAGTCATACTCACCGTTATAAAAAGTTTCCCAGTCAGATTGAGACAAACTATTATAAACCGAAATATCAACTCCATTGTTTACCACCCAGGCTATATCAGATTGAATATCTAAAGTTTTAGTTCCTACAAAAGACCATTTATTGTTTTGAGAGTCCCATTTATACCAGTTTGTGTTATCTTTAGAGATTAATGTAGGAAATGGAATTAGATTAGAATCACACCACGAAGATTTTGTATAATCTGCATAAATTTTATTTATCTGAGTAAAATCTTTCAAATTAAAAGGCATTTTTTGAATGACAAGTCTATTATATGGAGTAAATTTTACTTCAAGGTCTGCACTTGCAAGTCCTGATTCGCAATATGCCAAAAAGTTAGGATTAGTTGACAAGTCCTCTAAATTTTGTTTAGATATTTTAAAAGGAGCCATTAAACCGTCTGTTAAAAAATCATTTTTAGTTAACTGATTTTTTGTTTTGTTTAAGTTTCTCCATTCCTGTTGGCTTTCATCCCAAGTATAAATTTTTCCATCTGATGGGTTTTCTACAAGTAAGTAAATTTCCTTAGAAGTTATATTCAATCCTTGATTTTCATCAGTTATCCAGTTGTCAGGAAGCTCCAAAGTTACAATAAAATCTGCAAAATCCTCAGAATTTCCTGTATTAGAATCATCTACAGTTACTTTCAAATAATAATCAGTTTGCGCATCTATTGAAATGTTAGGCATTATATTATGAGATTTAGCTACTGCTATGTAACCTATATGGTCTACTGTTGAAGAACTGTCCGTATCTCCACCAAATCCTATAGGCTGTCCTGTTGTTTGAGGAGGAGTCACAATTTTAGTAAAAGTTTCTCCCCACCAATTATGAGAAACAGTTAACCTATCTGTCCCAAAATTTGCTATTAATTGAAAATAATCTGGGGAAATATTTGGAATTTCAGTTGAATTTGTTATTGTTCCGTAATTATTACCAATTCTCCAAGATTCAGCATTTGAATTATAATCAGTAGAAGTAACTACCTGAAAAGAAGACCCGTATTGAATATAAGGTCCTGTTTTACCACAATTTGAAGATGAAGTATATGGGTCTTGATTACCGGCTAACAAAACTCTTATAGGTAAATCAAAAGTTTGAATTGATTTTATAGATGAATAATAACAAGACCCGTTACAGCAGCCACCCGAATCACCCCAAGTATTAAAATTACTATTGCTTAAA